TGACCTTATACGACGGAGATAGTGCTTCCACGGTTTATACATTGCGTAAAGCAGGCGATTTTAGGCTTGAATACAACATTGATCGTACATACATGGATATACTTGTGTATGGTGCTCTAGAAAAGTCCTACTTGAAAGAACACGACCTCAGAAATGTTGAGAAATCAGATTATTTCCGAGCAAAAAAGGAGGCATTAACACAAGAGGCACTAAGAAATGAGGCTTTGAATTCTGCTTCAATTTCAGGGGGGATTAATTACAACAGGCTAAAAGTGAGATTAAAGGCTAAATAATGGCAGTATCACTAAAAATTCGAAGAGGCACAACGACAGAACACTCATCATTTACTGGTGAGGAGGGAGAGGTGACGGTTGAAATCCCTGTAGATGGTAGTGGGAATAAGATTTATGGCAACACCTCAAATCCCTGGACACTTAAGGTGCATGATGGGCAAACTTCTGGAGGACATCCGCTTGTTGCTGGGGCAAACCCAACACTGACGAACCCTACGGTTAATCTTACATCATCTTCGTCTGGGACTACCATTGAATTGCAGGAAGACTACAGAACGAGAGCTATAAAGATGGGGCTTGCCATAGGCTCTGGAGATTTTTGATTAATAATTAACTATTACTGGCATATGGCTGAAATACTAAACAGACACTACGCAAATGCGGTAGGAACCTCAGGGACTACAGTTTTCACAGCTCCTGCGCACTCAACCTCAGGGACAATTAACCGATCTGTTGTATGCAGTATGGTTATTTGTAACATTCATTCCGCAGATATAACAGTAGATGCGATTGTAACTCCTGCTGGGACAAGTACTGAGATTAGTATCTTGAATAATGTGACTATTAAGACAGGTAACTCCCTGGAGGGTATTCAATCAAGACTGTTTCTTCAACATAATGGGTCGAATGCAGATACCTTGAAGGTTATATGTGACACAGGGTCATATGCAGATGTGCTCATAAGCACTCTTGAAGGAGTAAACTAATGCCACGATGGTTAGGTAGCCAATCTATACGGAATCTAGAACAGGATGCTGCCGACTCTCAAGCGTCTGCGGCAACTTCGGAAACGAATGCGGCTGCCAGTGCTACAGCGGCAGCGGAAAGTGCTGAGGATTCTGAGCAAAGCTATACAAGTGCTTCCTCAGCAGCCTCGGCTGCAAATACTTATAAGGGTGAGGCCGAGACTGCATCAACATCTGCAACTTCATCGCTAACCGAATTCAGAGGTGACTACCTTGGTGACCATGCCACTGACTCTGCTGCCGACAGTCACGCATCAAGCAATAGCTATACTGTCACCGTCGGCACAATGTATTTTAACACCACAAACTCTCAGATGCGGGTTTGTACTGCAACAGGCTCACCCAATAATACATATGAACCCGTCAACACTGCTGCGGTTAGTGCAGGACGATATCTCCAAACTGGAGATGGTAACAACGTCATTGATGCAGGAGCAGATGTGGCAGCAGGAGCGAAGACGACTACTAACTTTGTAGTCGGGACTCCTGGGGGTACAAGCAAGACACTGCGTGTAACAGGCGATACAACACTGGATGGCAACCTTACAGTTAGTGGGTCAACAACCACTGTCAATACTGCAACTCTTGATGTAGCAGACAATCAGATCACTCTGAACTCTGATGTTACAGGTGCTCCTTCTGAGAGTGCAGGGATCTCAGTTAACCGTGGGTCAAGTACAGATAAGACACTTCTTTGGGATGAGTCATCAGATAAGTGGACAGTAGGTAGTGAGACTCTGGTAGCGGGGGAATTCGAGGGTGATGTTACAGGGGATGTAACAGGTACAGTGAGTTCAGTAAGCAACCATAGTACGGATGACCTCTCTGAGGGAAGTACCAACAAGTACTTCTCAGGAAAAACAACTGCTGACCTTTCAGAGAACACGAATCTCTACTACACAGATGCCCGTTGGGATACAAGGTTAGGGACTAAAGATACAGACGACATCACTGAGGGGACAAATAATAAGTTTATGAGTCAAACCTCTTTTGACGATAAGCTTGCCGCCAAGACAACTGCCGATCTCACCGAACACAGCACTAAACTTTATTATACAGATGAGCGAGTTGATGATCGCGTAGATGCCTTGATTACTGATGGAGAAGGGATAGCGACAACCTATGACGATGCAGCAGGGACATTAACGGTAGCAGGAGAAGACGCTACGTCAGTGGATAAAGGTATAGCCTCATTTGCTAGTACAGACTTCTCTGTAACAGGTGGTGCAGTATCCCTTGTTGATCTTGAGACTACACACATTGCTGCTGGGACTTTAGTTACTGAGTCAGATGCAATAGGTAGTAACGACAATGACACGACAATCCCAACCAGTGCAGCCGTCAAGGATTATGTAGACACGAATGTAACTGCACAGGATCTGGATTTCACTACAGACACAGCAGGTAATTCAGCAGTTGATCTGGACTCTCAAATACTTACATTCGCAGGTACAGGTGCCACCAATGTGACTCACTCAGGACAGACGATTACAGTTGATGTCGAAGCAGACGGGATAGATGACACTCACATAGACTTCGGCACAGGAAGCAACCAAGTGAATACGGATGTCTTAACTGAAGGTTCAACCAATCAATATCACACCACAGCCAGAGCAAGAGCTTCTATCAGTGCCACAGGCGGTGGGATTTCTTATAACAGTGGAACTGGGGCTATCACATCTACAGCAGTAGACGAAGCCTTGGCTCTCAGCATCGCACTCGGATGACCTATGGCTAATACATTCAAGAACAGCATCGTTGAAAACGTATCGAATAATGCGACGTATGCGAGTCAATCAACATTAGTAACTTGCCCCACAGGGGATGCTTCCAAGTGTGTAGTTATTGGGATGCAACTGGCAAACAAATCCTCTTCAGAGATTACAGTGACAATTGGGGTTAAGGATAACTCGGCAGCTACGGATTCTGATATTACATTCCTGAATGCTGTCCCAATCCCAGCGAACAGTGTGTTGAGTGTCCTTCAAGGAGATAAGTTAATTCTTGAGGAGACAGACAACCTCCATGCATATGCAAGCGCAGCATCCGCATGTAACGCATTTGTTAATTACCTATTGATTGATACCACATGAGATATATAAATGCTCCCAACGTAGCATACGGGGAAGATAGACGTACCTATAAGGTAGGGGTTAGTGGGGTTGAAGCCACAGATAAGGTATTCAATGTCTCCTATGATAATGGGAGGGTTGAAGCCTATCTTAATGGGGTTAGGTTATTTCCTACAGATGATTACACAAAGGCATCTTCAGGAATAGGGACATCCATAACACTGATCTCTGACTTAGGAGCAAGCAATGTCCTCGAAATTGTCGGTTATCAAGGAATCAACTCTGGGAATGCACTGGTTGAGGATAACTTTATTGTTGGTACTTCTTCCACTGGGAGTGGGGGCAGTTACACTAATTCTACTACTGTCTTTCCTGTGGCTAGTTCTGCTGGGGACACTGTCAGCGTGTGGAGGAATGGCGTTAAGCTTGTCCCAACGACTGACTTCACGGTAGATGCAACAGCAAGTGAAGTTGAGCTAGGGAGTGCGGCAACAACCAATGACGAGATAACAGTACAGGTTGTCGGGGTGATTGTTCACAATGATTTTCCGAATAAGACAGGGATGGCAGGGGCAGTATTCAATACAAGCTCCAATACGTTTACGATGCCCACAACTCGTGGAAACGACAATTATGTCCTGACAAGAGATAACGATGAAGGAACTGGTGGGACTGCATGGATGGAGGTTGCTCTAACCCCCTCCATTTTATCTTTAACTTACCCTACTGGAGATGATGGAAATGCGACTACTGCATTAGATTCTGGAAGTGGTGCTGGTACTCAAACTTTGATTATAACTGGGACAAATTTTGCGGCTACAGTTACTTCAGTACAGATTACAGTTGGAGGTCAACCCTATGGATTAGGCAGTTCTTATACAAGAGATAATGCAACACAGATTACAGTTTCTAATGTAGTAAAAAGAGCAGCAGGAACTTACACAATTACTGTAACAAACGACACAGCATTAACAGCTACAAAAACAGTAGATTTCTCAGGGACACCATCGTTTACAACACTTGCTGATTTAGGAACTATTTTCCAAGGAGACACTTTAAGTAAAACAATAGCGACATCTGGTGGTGATGGGACAATTACATTAAAG